CCATCTTCACTAAAACATAGTGTGCCTATTAATCAAGGCGAAGAAGATAGAATAAGTATATCATTTAATACATTTTGTATTGACGCTATTGGATCAGAGCAAGCACTAACTCATTTAGATATAAGGAGGTTAATGAATGAGCACAATTAAAAGTTATATATATGTAGAAAATCACATACCTAAAGAGGTCTGTGAAGAGTTAATAGACGAATGTAATAAAGGTATATGGAAAAAACATACTTGGAATAATTATGCAGCGGGCACAACTTCATCCGAACCTACAAAAGAATTAGATGTAATGAGCTGCACTAAAGAACAACAAGCAAAGATAACACCGTACTTAGTTAAAGCATTAGGTGAGTATCAAGAAAAGCATAGTACACCAGGAAAAAAGACTCAAGGACCATGGCTCACTAAATTTAGTCCAATACGTTTTAATAGATACAATGTTGGTACTATGATGAGAGAACATTATGATCATATACACAGTATATTTGATGGTCAAATGAAAGGGGTACCTCTTGTATCTATTGTAGCAAACTTAAATGAAGACTATGAGGGCTCTGAATTTTATTGCAGAGGAGAGAAAATTAAGTTAAAAACAGGTGATATACTATTGTTTCCATCTAATTTCATGTATCCTCATGAGGTAAGAGAAACAACAAAAGGCACCCGATACTCGTTTGTAAGCTGGGCCTTTTAATATATAATGAGGTTATATGTTACAAAAGATAGGTTTTCAGCCAGGGATAAACAAACAGATTACTCCTACAGGAGCAGAAGGTCAATGGACTGACTGTGATAATGTACGATTTAGATATGGTACTCCTGAAAAAATAGGTGGTTGGAAACAATTAGGAAGCAGTAATCTTACAGGTGCAGGAAGAGGACTACATCATTTCGTAAATAGTTTAGCTAGAAAATACGCTATCATTGGAACAAACAGAATTTTATATGCATTTTCTGGAGGTGTATATTATGACATACATCCTATTAAATCTACAACAACGCTTACAAGTGCATTCACCACGACTAACGGATCACCAACTGTTACAATAACTTTCAGTGGTGCTCACAACATATCAGCACAAGATATAATATTATTAGATAATTTTTCTGCAATTACTAACTCTAATTTTGCAGCTGCAGATTTTAACGATAAAAAATTTATGGTAACAACTGTTCCTAATAGTACAACTTTAACAATTACAATGCCTTCAAACGAATCTGGATCTGGCGCAACTACATCTGGTGGTGTAAGAGTACAACATTACTATCCGGTAGGACCTGCTGTACAAGCAAAAGGTTTTGGTTGGTCATTAGGATCATGGGGAGGACAGATTGCTGGTAATCCAACAACCACATTACAAAACGGTATTAACAGTGCTGTGACTACAGGTATTATATTAGTTGATCCCTCACAGTTTCCAACTGCAGGTACAAACTTTTTACAAATAGATAGTGAAGAAATATCTTATACTGGTATTGCAGCCACAGGTGAACTTACAGGTGTAACTAGAGAAGTTGGTGGTACAACAGCTGCTGCACATAGTGGAGGAGCAACTATTACGAGTACAACTACATTTATTGGTTGGGGTGAAGCAGCATCAGGAGACTTAGTTCTTGAACCTGGTATGTGGTCACTAGATAATTTTGGTGATAAAGCGATTTGTTTAATTCATGACAGTGCATGTTTTGAATGGAATTCTGCAGTAACAGATGCAACTGCAAATAGAGCAACTATTATAACTGGTGCACCAACAGCATCAAGACATATGTTGGTATCTACGCCAGATCGTCACTTAGTATTTTTTGGAACAGAAACAACAATAGGTGATGTTGGAACACAAGACGATATGTTTATTAGATTTTCAGATCAAGAAGATATAAATACTTATGCACCAACAGCTGTTAATACAGCTGGTACACAAAGACTTGCTGACGGATCACAGATCAGAGGAGCAATAAGAGGTAGAGATGCAATTTATGTCTGGACCGATACAGCATTATTCACACAACGTTTTGTAGGTCAACCATTTACATTTGCATTTGCACAAGTTGGAACTAACTGTGGACTTGTTGGACAAAACGCAGCTGTTGAAGTTGATGGTGCAGCTTATTGGATGTCAGAGAATGGTTTTTTTAGATATGCAGGTAAGTTAGAATCATTACCTTGTTTGGTAGAAGATCATGTTTACGATGATATAAATTTAGAATCTGGTAATCAAATGGTATCTGCTGGATTAAATAATCTTTTTGGTGAAGTCATGTGGTTTTATCCGACTTCCTCATCTTCTGTTGTAAACAGAATGGTTGCATACAATTATTTTGACTCTTCGCCTCAAAGACCTGTTTGGACAAATGGCACATTAGCTAGAACTATGTGGCAAGACTCTGCAGTATTTGGTAATCCACATGCAACAGAATATGATGCAGCTACAGATACATCTTTTGATGTAGTGGGAAATACCGAGGGTAGAACAACATACTATCAACATGAAACAGGAACTGATCAAGTTAAAGGTGGTGCTACAACTGCAATTACTGCAAACATATCTTCTGGAGATTTTGATATTACAGCACAAAGAGCATCAACTGGTCAACAAACTGGTGTTGCAACATTTAGAGGAGATGGTGAATTTATTATGAAGATAAGAAGGTTTATACCTGACTTTATATCACAAACTGGTAATACTAGAGTTACATTAAATTTAAGAAATTATCCAAACGATACGCAATCAGGTTCAGCACTTGGACCTTTTGATATAAGTTCATCTACAACTAAAGTAGATACACGTGCAAGAGCTAGAGCAATTGCATTAAAAATAGAAAACACCTCAACTAATCAAAGTTGGAAACTAGGAACTTTTAGATTAGATACACAACCAGACGGAAGAAGATAATGGCAAAAATAGTACAGGTAATAACTAGACCATCAAAAGAATACGATGTTCAAACAGCAGAAGCTCAAGTAAGGGACCTTGATGCAATTGTAGAAAAATTAAATAGTACGTATCAAGAAGAATTAAAAGAGGAGATAGAAGCGTTTAACTTCTTTGCACAATAATGGCTAATAGATTTATAAATAAAAAAATAAAATTAACAGATACAAATAGCACTACTTTATTTACTGTTCCAACCGCAACTACGTCTATTATAAGATCTATATTAGTATCAGAATATGCGGGATCTGGATCAAGTATAACAGTAACATTAACAGACAGTTCTAGTGTGGTATTTAACTTATTTACTACTAAAACAATATCATCAAATGCTACAACAGAACTATTAACAAACCCTTTAATATTACAGGAAAGTGAAATATTGAAAGTTCAAGCTGGTGATGCTAATAGACTACAAGTAATAATGTCTATATTAGAAGTACAACCTAGAACAGTTATTGGAGGAGAATCGTAAGATGAAAGACATACCGGTAATAAAACCAAAAGAGATAATAGAAGAGATTTACAACCTTAGAACAGGTGAAAAATATAACAACGATGAAGAATGGAAAGCTAAAGGCATACCTGAGTCTGAGATAAGAAAAGACGTAAGAGTAATAATGCCAAGTCTTGATTTATTCGGTGAAACAAAATAGAATGGTACGATGGCGATAACTAGAGCACAACAAGCAAAACAGATGTTACGAGAAGGTGGAATGACTAAAAAAATTAAAGGTCAAAAACACATGCTTGCTTACATTACACCAGGAGAAGCTGAAACATTAGAATCTTTAGGAGGTCAAAAAACAATGACACCTGAAGGTATACCAGCTTATCCACCTCCAGGAAAAGGAGCATCAACTGGTAAAGGAGGATCCGGTGGAGGAACGGGTAAAGATCAAACTAGTGGAGGAAACAAAAATGATGGTGGTAGTACTGCTAGAGAAAGGTATATCTCAGACTATTCATCAAAAGGAATAGTAAAAGGTGGTGGAAAGAAAAAACCTGGAACAAGTGGTAAAGATCCAAGTGATTATGAAGATGCAAAACCTAGTAAAGCAACAGTAGCAAAAGAAAAAGCAAAATACGAAAAACAATTTTTTGATAAGGGTCAAATACCTCCAGTAGGTAGTAGACCAACTAGTTTTAAAACTAAATTAACTAGATATAATCAACAAAAAAGATTAGATGCAATTAATAGATTACAAGGTAATTTAAGAAGTAAACTTCAAAAAGGTTTAATAGATTATCAAACAGAATTTGGCCCTTTTACAAATGTTACAGATTTTAGTACATTAGATGATTATATTGATGAAGTACAAAGTGTTCAAGATTTAGTTGACAAAGGTTTTTACAGTAAAGATGGTAGATTTTCAAAAGGAGCTATACCTGATTTTTCTACTAAAACAGGTATTCCGAGTGCAGATCTTCTTGGAGAAATTTTTGGAGGACCTATAACTTCTGATAAGTTAAAAGATCTACAAAGTCAAATTGCCACTTTAGAAGGTTATAAAACTTCAGATCCAGAAACAGGTTTACCTAGTATTACTACAAAAGAATTAATGAAAACATATGAACCTAATAGATATAAAACAGTTTATCCAGAAGAATTTGGAAGATCTGATGATGATAGATCAATGGTAACTCCACTTTATATTCCACCAGAAACTCCGTCTGAAGATGAAACAGCATTAACCCGTAATCTTGCTGGATTATCAGGAAGAATAGGTGGATCATTATTTGATTTTACTGGTCTTGCAGATGGCGGAAGAGTAGCGGCTGCAGAAGGTGGGATCATGGATCTTGCAAGAGAAGAAATGTTTTTAGGCGGTATTGTTAAATCCGCAAAGAAAGCTGTAAAAAGTGTAACACGTGGTATTAAAAAAATTGCTAAATCACCAATAGGTAAAGCTGCGTTATTAGCAGCTGGAGGTTCATATGCACTAGGTTTAGGTCCTTTTGCATCTGGTAGTACAATGTTTGGAGGTAAGCTAGCTGGATTAGGTGGTTCGGGTTTTTTAAAAAGTTCTGCGCTTAAAAATTTTTTTTTAAAGGATGCTACAGGAGGATTTAGTTTAGGTAATTTATCGGGTAAAGGTATTATGTCCGCAATAAGTGCTGCATCTTTATTACCATTTTTAACAGGTCCAAAAGAAGAGGAGGATGAGTTTGATATTGATGCATACTATGCAGCTAATAGATTAAATCCTAACGCACAATTAAACAGAAGAATTATGGGCACTCAATTTGCAGCAGACGGTGGCCGTATTGGTTATGCTAGTGGTACAATACCTTCGTTTAGAGAGTATCTTAAAAAAGAAGGTTTAAATTTAGATGAATTAGACGCAAATATTTT